ATTCCATTGATACAATTATGGAAAACTTAGTAATGCTAGATAAGAACAACACATATCTATCACCTCTTCACAATTTCAGCATGTTGTACTTTGATACACAGTATGCCAAAGGTTTAAAAATATGTTTGGACATGTTGAATAGGTGTGATGCATTAGTATTATGTGGAGAATGGGAAACATCAAAGGGATGTATTGGGGAATGGTCATTTGCAATAGCTAAAGGGATGCCAATATATACATGGAAAGAGTGGACTGATAAATTAAAGGAACAGGGAGATAATAGCCGATGACTGGAAGGGAATATTTAAATCAGATACGTGATACTGATTTGAATATAAGGTGTAAGGAGAGAGAAATATTTAGAATAAGACAAGATATCATGAGTCTACAAGCTATTGATTATAGTAAGGATAAAGTAAGTGGAGGGCAACCAATTACTATTGCGGATAAAGTTGCAAATCTTGATGCGGTTACAGAAGAGATTATGAAAGAATGGAGTGATTTCTTACAGGAGAGAGAGCGAGCCAGATTTATGATCAATCAAATTTGTAGTACTAAGCAAAGGATTGTTTTAGTAGATAGGTACATTAATGGATGTACATGGGAAAAGGTTGCAGAACTAATAGATTGTTCAAGGCAGAATGTTCATAACTTACATAAAAGAGCAATTAAAAATTTTGAGGAAATTTACAAAAAGGTTGCTATTATTTGACACTCAATATATGAGATACTGTATGTGGGCATGGATGAAGAGAACACTTTCAACAAGCCTCCTAGAAAAACTACACACTATTAAGGACTACATCATACACAGGTCGCACAACATAGTATGATGCGGTCCTTTTTAGTTTATATGAGGGAATTGATGAAGCATAAAAGAATTACATCCAAGAAAACAATACAAGAAGTTCGCAAGCCATATTGTGAAATATGCGGACAAAGAACGAATATAGAACCACATCATATTAATACACGTGGTAGTGGCGGTGGAGATATTAAGGAAAACTTAATACAACTCTGTACACAATGCCATATCAATACACATAGTGGCCAATATCCAACTAAAGATGATTGCTTAAATAAAGTAGCAGAGCGTGAAGGTATTACATATGATGAAGCATATGCAATTAATCGTATAGCAATGGGATATGATGTATAAAATGTATTGGTCTAGAAAAAAGGGGATATTTTAAAAAAATGGCAAAAGAGTATTCTAAAAATTTCTATAATTCATATAGGTGGAGAAGATGTGCAAAGGCATATGCAGAATCAAAGCTCTATATATGTGAAAGATGCCATGGATTAAAAAGTATCAATAAGGTAGATGGGGCTAGACAACGTTGGGTAGTACATCATAAAAAGCCACTAACCCCAAACAACATTAACAATGATGCGGTTGCGTATGGTTGGGATAATCTTATGTTCTTATGCATTGAATGTCACAATGCAATACATGCAGAGCTAGATGCTATGACTATACCTAATGGATTGACGAGCGGTGCAAGCCTATTAGTTAGACCGACACGTGGGATGATATTCAACGAGTTAGGTGATTTAGTAGCTGTAAATGATAATGAACATGATAATGATTGACTCCCCCCCATAATTTTATGGTGAAAATATTTTTTTCTACACCGGTGCTGGAGTTTCGTGTAACACACAGGTCGCACATGTGAGGGGTGTAGTTGACAAAGGAGTGATGGGAGATGGCAAATGAAGAAAAAGAAAAGTTAAAAAAGAAGAGGATTTCAGAATATAACAGGATTTTTAAAGAACTTTCACAAGAAAAGAAAAAGTTAATTAAGAAATCAATCGAACAAGCTGTTCATATGGAAATGCAATTAGATGACCTACAAATTGAATTAGAAAAAGTAGGTTTTGTAGAAGAATATTGCAACGGAAATAATCAATTTGGCAAAAAAGAATCGACTGAATCGAAGGCTTACAACACGCTCATGAAGAACTATATTTCAATCATAAAAGTTCTACTTGGAGAATTGCCACAGTCTAAAAATGAAGATGATGATGAAGAATTTAAGAAATTCTTAATGGACCGTGTAAAACGATGAACCCAATCAGAGAATACTATAACCAAATAGTTGATGGGGACATAGTTGTATCTGATCGTGTACGTAGGGTCTATAAACATTTAGTCGATAAGCTGGAGACTCCAGAGCAATATATTTATGACAAAGACAGAGCAGAAGTTGCAATTGATTTCATTGAACTGTTCTGTAAACACTCTAAAGGTAAATGGGCTGGGAAGCCTGTAAAGCTTGAATTATGGCAAAAAGCCTTGATTGCAGCTCTTTTTGGGTTCGTAGATAAAGATACCAAAGTAAGAGAATACCAGGAACTAATTCTTATTGTGGCACGTAAAAACGGTAAGTCCACTCTAGCGGCCGCAATAGGCCTTTTTTTATTGGTTGCTGATGGTGAGATGGGTGCTGAAATATATAGCGCTGCCACGAAACGTGACCAAGCAAAAATTATATGGGATGAAGCAGCGAAAATGATTAAGAAATCAAAGTCGCTAAACAAGGTTTGTCATGTACGGGTCAATCGAATATTGTGCGATGTGAATGACGGTAAGTTTGTACCGTTATCATCAGAATCAAATAGCTTAGATGGGCTTAATGTACACGGAGCGCTTATTGATGAATTACATGCTATCAAGGACAAAAATCTATATGATGTAATCGTTGATGGCATGAGCGCACGTGAACAACCATTGACTATCATCACTAGTACAGCTGGTACTGTGCGTGAAAGCATATACGATATTAAGTATGACGAAGCATGCCAAATAGTAGATGGTTACGATGATGAACAGGGATATCAAAATGAACGGATATTACCAATCATTTATGAGTTAGACAGTCGAAAGGAATGGACTGACCCTAATTGTTGGGCAAAGGCTAATCCGGGACTAGGAACTATTAAGAGTGCAAGCCAATTAGCTGAAAAGGTAAAAACCGCACAAAATAATCCTATCCATGTTACCAACCTTTTAACAAAAGACTTTAATATTCGTGAAACTTCATCGGAAGCATTCTTGACATTTGAACAACTTAACAATACGGCTACTTTTGATATAGCAGAGTTAAAGCCACGATATGGGATTGGTGGAATAGATTTATCAGCAACAACAGACCTTACTTGTGCAACATTATTATTTATGGTGCCTAATGATCCTGTGAAATACGTTAAGCAAATGTACTGGATTCCAGAAGATTTGTTTGATAAACGAGTACAAGAAGATAAGGTGCCATATGATGTATGGTACAAGAGGGGCTTCATACGAAAATCACCAGGCAACCGAATAGATTATCGGCTGATTGTTGAATGGTTCAAAGAAAGACAAGAGGAAGATGATATTTATTTATATAAATGTGGGTATGACGGATGGAGTGCAGCATATTTTGTAGAAGATATGAAATCAGAGTTTGGGCGTTCTGTAATGAACCCAGTCATTCAAGGCAAGAAAACTCTGAGTGGCCCAATGAAAGCACTAGGCGCAGAACTAGAAGCAAAATTAATCAACTATGATAACAATCCTATATTGAAATGGTGTATGGCTAACGTGGAAATAGATGTAGATCGTAATGGCAATATCCAGCCAACTAAATCTATTCATGCAAAGAAGAGAATTGATGGATTCGCATCAATGTTAGATGCATACGTTGAGTATGAACGAAATCAAGAAGATTACCACAATGTAATTTAGGAAAGGAGGTGAAATGATGAACTATCGAAATATCTTTAATAAAATATTTGGATTTGGAAATACAGATAAAGCTAATCTAACTGGTGCAGAATTTTTAGACGGATATACGAATGTATTCACACCTTTTAGTGGTGTGCCATATACAGATACAACCTTCAGAGATTGTACTGATACGATTGCTAGACATCTTGGAAAAATGAAATTAAAACATGTTAGACGAACAAGTGATGGAATGGTGGCAGGGTTACAGTCTATCAATCATATATTAGGTACAAGACCAAACCCATTTATGACGGCTAGTGAATTTCTTGAAAAGGTTGTTGCACAGTACTTTAACTACAACAATGCTTTTATTTATATTCAGCGTGATATAAATGGTGTAATTACTGGGTTGTATCCATTAGATTTTGGCAGCGTTGAAATTAAGGTAGACACTGCAAATAATTTATATGTGAAGTTCCAGTTTATTAACGGTAAAAGCATGACTGTACTATATGATGCGGTGATTCACATTAAAAGGCATTTTAACACCCATCAATTATTTGGCGAGGATAACTCAAAGGCATTGAAAGAAGACCTTGATTTATTACATGCCGTAAAAGCAGCAATTATTAATTCTGTTAAAAATGGCAATTCACTACGTGGGATTATCAATTTTGAAGGAACAGTTCGTGAAGATGACCAACAAGCATTGTGGAAACAATTTACGGAAAGATATGTATCAAATGCAAATGGCAGTGGTATTGCAACGCTAGATAACAAGGCTACATTTCAACAACTTACAACTACCATAAGTACATTCAACAAAGGGCAAATGGACTTTGCTAGAGATATGGTGTATAAGCACTTTGGGCTTAACGAAAAAATTGTAAGTGGGGATTACACAGAAGATGAATACATAGCATTCTATGAATCTGTACTAGAGCCTATTGCTATTAAGCTAACACAGGAGTTCACAGAAAAACTTTTTACTAGCCGTGAAAAAGGACATGGGAATGAAATCATCCTAGAAAGTAATCGATTATCTTACATGTCTGTAGCTAGTAGAATTAAAGTAAGTCAGGCACTATTGCCTACAGGCGCAATTACTGTGAATGAAATCCGTGAAATATTTGGTTATGAAGGGGTTGAAGGTGGGGATAAACGCCTAGTAAGCCTTAACTTTGCTAAATATGAGGATTTATCTAAGTATCAAATTAATGCATCGAAAGGAGGTGATACAAATGAGGAAGAACCGGAAAATGGAACACCGAATGATGACGGTGCAAGCGATACAGAATGATACTGATGATATTCAAACACGAACAGTAGAAGGATATGCCGCAGTTTTCAATGAAGAAACACTAATTTGGAAATCTGAATATACTGGGTATGAATATCGTGAAGTGATTTTACCAGGCGCATTTGATAATACTGATTTTAGTCAATGCGTATTAAATTACAATCATGGCGGTATGCTATTTGCTAGAACTGCTAGTGGAACATTGCAATTAACTGTTGATGAAAAAGGATTGAAATTGACAGGGGATGTAGCAGACACTTCGATTGGAAATGATGTGTATTCTTTAATTAAACGTGGTGATCTAAATAAAATGTCATTTGCCTTTATTGTTAATGGTGAAGAAGAAGAGATTGACCGAGAAAATAAAGTCTATACACGGAAAATTAAATCAGTAAAAGCGGTATATGACGTATCTATTGTAGATAACCCTGCATATAAAGGCACATCGGTTAGTGCTAGGGCAAATGGGGACTATGAGAGATATGAAGATATCGAAAAAAGAAAACGGCTAACATTATTGGCCATGACATAAAAAGTATTAGACACGCAGTAAGCGTGTTTTTTTATTACCTAAAAGGAGAGATAATATGAATCGTTTGGAACAAATTAGACAACGTAGAGCAGAATTGCGTGCAATGTTGGAAGACACTACACAAGTTAACTTGAATCTTGATGAAATTGAAACTGAGTTGCGTGCATTGGAAGCAGAAGAAACTGAACTAGAACGTAGAACAGCAATTTTGAATACTGTTCCTACTGCTACTACAGTGCCTGTACCTGTAGCAGAACAACGTGCACAAGGTGCAGAAGTATTTGATTCTGTAGAATATCGCAATGCATTCATGCAATATGTAATGAACAATACACCAATTCCTGCTGAATTACGTCAAAATGAAAATACATTAACTACAGATATTGGTGCAGTAATCCCACCTACAGTTTTGAACAAGATTGTTCAAAAAATGGAAAGTGTTGGCATGGTATTGCCATTAGTTACCAATACAAACTTTAAATCTGGTCTTGCAATTCCTACAAGCAATGTAATGCCTGTAGCTACATGGGTAGCTGAAGGAACAGGTTCTGATCGTCAAAAAGCAACAACTGGTAACATCCAATTTGGTCACTTCAAACTACAATGCCGAGTATCTATTTCTTTAGAAACATCTGTAATGGCATTATCTGCATTTGAAAATATGATTTCTAATAACGTATCCAAAGCAATGGTTAAAGCTATTGAGAATGCTATTATCAATGGTACTGGTAATGGTCAACCTACAGGCATTTTAAAGGATGCGGCTGCTGGCGTGAAATTAGATGTTAAAGACTTTGACTATGCAACACTTGTAAAAGCAGAAGGGGAACTACCTGTTGAATATGAAGAAGGCTCTGTTTGGGTAATGACAAAGAAAACCTTTATGAACATTGAAGGTATGACAGATAAGAATGGTCAACCAATTGCACGTGTTAACTATGGCATGGGTGGGAAACCAGAACGCTCTATTCTTGGTCGTGGCGTATTGATTGTGCCTTACCTTAAAAACATTGATGCGGCTACAACAGGTGATATTGTAGCGTTCATTTATCGATTTGAAGATTATGCATTAAATACTAACTATCAAATTGGTGTAAAAACATATGAAGATAACGAAACAGATGATATTGTTCGTAAATCTACAATGATTTGTGATGGCAAGCCTGTCGATACAAATTCTTTGGTTAAATTGGCTAAGAAAGCATAGGTGTAATTTATGTTGACGGTAGAAGATGTAAAACTTTATTTACGAATCGATGAAGATATTACAGAAGATGATATGTTTATCGATGAATCTATCTCTGCTGCTGTCACGTATATTGAGCAAATGACTGGGAAACCATATATTGACGAGCCACTATACCGTAGAGCCGTTCAATATATGGTTGCTCATTGGTACGAAAATCGTGAGGCAACTTCCTCAAAAACATTTGTTCATGATTTACCATTCACGCTAGCTCCTATAATTCGTCATATTGCACTATCTAAAAATTATCCTAAAGAGGTGACAGAGAATGCTTAATATAGACGGAATCGGAAGATTAACGAAACGAATTGAAGTATTGGCATATCAAGATATTGAGAGCAATGGAATTACTAAGCAAAAATTAGTAAGGCTAATTCCAAATAGAATTTGGGCACGTATTGAACCATTACGTGGCAGACAATATCTGGAAATGTATAAAGAAAAAGTAGACGAATTATATAAGATTACAATCAGATATAGAAGTGGAATAACTGATGGTGTATTAATCAGATATAAGGATGTAGTCTATAAAGTTAAAACTGTAATTGATCCATATGAAGAGCATACAAAATTAGAATTGATGTGTCATATCTATAAACGAGGGAAATAATGGATATAAAAACTTTTATGGGGAGATTGGACTCATACATTAAAGAGTATCCATTAGAGGCGGAAAAAGCTATGCGGAAAGAAGCTAACCGAATGAAAAAGGAATTAGTTAGCGCATCACCTGTTGGTAAAGGTAGAAAACGCAAAATTTCCAAGAGTTGGAAAATGGCAATCAATGGTAATAGTAGCAGTACGTTAGAAGCAACATTGCGAAATACATCACCTCATTTTCATTTAGTTGAACGTGGGCATGTGATGAAAACTATGCATGGGAAAATTAAAGGATTCAAACAGGGGACATTTTTCTTTAAACGAACAGTTGAAAAGAATCGTAATGACATAAGAGAAGCTGTTGGTGGACACATGTTTAAAAAGCTGAGGAAGAAGTTAAAGAATGGCTAACCGATTATCACAAGTGGCAATATGGAAAGCTGTGGCAAAGAAACTACATGACGAATATAAATGCACGGTATATAGTGACGAGGTTTTAGAAGAGTTCACTATGCCGTGCTTTTTTGTAAAGCTTTTAATGAGTTCAGAGATGCAAACAAAGAACTTTATTAAAAGAAATGTAACTATCATTGCTACATATTTCCCTAGCAATGAAGATAAGGATGAAGAACACTATTTAACAGTGTTTGATAAATTTTTAATACTGTTTCAAATGGGATTTCCTGTTGGTGATCGTTATTTACATGTGGATGATATTCAGCAAGATAGAGTAGGAGAGGAAGATGATATCTTACAAATCACAATGGATATTACATTTATGGATACAACAGGACGAATTGAAAAAATGAAAGAAGAAGGCATCATGATGGGTGATGTCTCATTAACAGTAGAAGTGGAGGATAAATAATGGCTAAATTAGGAATGCCTACAGTTGTAGTTAAATTTATTGAAGCTGGTATTGAAGCCATTCAACGTTCCCAACGTGGGATTGTTGCATTGATTTTAGAAGATACAAAGCAAGTAATTGATAAACTAGCAACAAAAACTAATGGACACGAAGTACTACCAAATCCATTCTTGGTATATACAGTAGATGATATTCCAGAAGAACTATCTGATAAAAATAAGGATTACATCTTAAAAGCCTTAAAAGGCTACAACAAACCACCTTTGAAAGTTGTTGTATATATGATGCAACAAGGTGGAGATAAAGCTGGTGCAGATAGATTCCAAGAACCATTAAAAGCAATGCTTACAGAACGTTTTGATTATTTAGCAATTCCGACAATTGAAACTGCTCAATTAGAGTATGTTGCAACGTGGGTGAAAACAGCACGTGAGAATAAATTCAAAAAAATTAAGGTGGTATTGCCGGGTTCTAATGCAGATTACGAAGGTGTAATTAATTTTGGTAACACTAAGGTTGTTACAGCAGATCGTGAGTATAAAGCAGCAGAATATACCGCACGCATTGCAGGTCTTGTTGCAGGCACAAATATGACACAAAGTGCTACATATGCACCATTAACAGAAGTCATTGATTGTGACCGTCATACTCAAGATGAGATGGATACAATGGTAAATGAAGGTAAATTCTTTATTTGGTATGATGGCGAAAAGTTTAAAATGAGTCGTGCCATGAACTCTTTGGTAACAACAAGCCAAGGAAAACTAGAAGGATATCAAACAATTAAAATTGTAGACATTATGGATATGATTTATGACGATATCAGAAAAACCGCACAAGATTCTTACATTGGTAAATATACAAATGATTACGAGAACAAATGTTTGCTGATTAGTGCAATTCTAGGTTATTTCAAACAATTGGAAAATGAACGATTGTTACAAAAAGATTACTCTACATGTGAAATTGATTGTGAAGCAGTTCGAACATACCAATTATCCCATGGCTTATTCACAAAAGAAGAATTAGCAAAAATGAGTGATGATGAAGTTAAAAAATTGGATACTAAGAAAAT